TATTTTTCCCTTCCATAATAAAACCAATCATGGAGAGATGAATCTATATTTTGAGCCGACTGTTGTGGTAGAGTCAATTCCTTAGAAAGAAGATGGGCATGCAAACGTTTAAAAATAGATGATTCATCCAATACGCCAATATGAGCATCTAAATCTTTATTGTATACATCACTTCTTTTTAAGAAATCTGCTTCATCAGGAGTCATATATTCTGTAGCAATGGATTCCTTGTCTGGCATTGTGAATTTTATATCGTACTGTGACAAGTATGCAGCAAAACTTATGTGGTTGAATAAGGGGCGTTCTGGTGACACTGAACCCTTAACATCATCCCCATATGTTCCAAATGCACAATGGTTATAAAAATCTTGAGCGGAATCATTAGGGTAAATCGAATAGTAGGCACATCTCAATAATAAGGAATTAACAATAGAATTAATAATGACTGTCAGATTTTGTCCAGAAGGATTTGAACCGAAAATCATAAGCAAATCTCCATTGTAAGCCATTAATGGGTACACAATCTCTGAAACCATTGATTCCATGAGTGATATATCTTCAGGCATATAATCACACTGGCGTGCTACCGAGATTAGAACGTCAAACGCTGCGATTGTCAATTGTGCAGGCATTCTCTGATCGTATTTACTGTAATCGCCAGCCAAAATATTATTACCCTTAGAAATCATGTGCTCATTTAATTGCCCCCATTCTGGTCCTTCAGCATTTGCTCCCACCATGCACTCTGTCAACAAAGGATTCAATTGCATAATACGAACCAATGGTAAGAAATACATGCGGATCAATAATTGTAGAGCCAAAGGAGCACTCTGAAATACTCTAACCTTTTCGCTAGTCAGTTTTGTAGGTTCATCCTTTAAACAGGCTTTCCACACAAAATAGCAGCGCTCGCCCTTTCGTAGAATTTCACAAGTTCGGTCCACCTCGTCCCATATTTCTTCTGAAAAAGATTGAGGAAAGCCGACATCGGGAAAATCTTCAGGATCACACTGTACCAAGTAGTCTCGTTTCTTACCACTTAAAGGCCACCCCGGTGACGTAGAGAAATTCATGGGATCTATAAATCTCTTACCCTTTAAACCACTCACAGTTTCCACCTGATTAAGAGGACGTGCATCTAACAACTCGGGCAAGCGAGTAAATATTTCATCAAATTGAACCATATAACTCTCCACAGCACGACTAACAACTCCTCCTAAACTAAGTGAGGGATGTGCTAATTGCTCTAAAGCGACTTGATATGGATACACATTATCTCCTTTCAT